AGATTCCTCGCGGAGCCATCGGGAAACGGTAGCCCGCTGGATGTGGCGGCGGCTCAGCTTCGCGTAGCTCTTGCCAAGCTCGGCGCTTGCGAGGCTGAGCTGCAAGCCCACGAGGACAAGCTCGAGGCGCTGGGGAAGCGACTTTCCGAGGCTTGGAAGGATGTGAATGACGCGCGGCTGGAACTCCGCGTGCAAGCGGGTGATACGCGCAACGTCCCGGCGCGGCATTGACTGACCGCCTGCCCGTGACCAACCCAGCGCCTACCTGCGAAACCTGCCGGCATTTCGTGACCGACACCATCAACCCGGCAGCCGGCATGGGCGGCTGCTCCGAGGGTATTGGCGCCTGGCACCCGATGGCGCGGCATCACTGCAAGCATCACCAACCGAGTCTGATCGCATGATCGAGCTAGTACGTATTGGGGAAAAAAGAGAAGCGAAAGCTCCCGTTGTGCATCCAGATTGGCAGCGGTGGATGGACGAAAGCGTCTACACCCATGCCGATGCCAAGCGCGAGCTGGGGCTGGCCAACGGCACGTTCTATCGGCGGATCAGCAAGGCACCCAGCCTGATCGATCAGCTGGCCATGCGTGCGCTGTACGAGGGACTGGAGCCGTTCGCATGAGCGAGCCGACCCTGCACCTGGCTCACGCCATTGCCATCGCCGACTCCGAGCCGAACCCGGCGCGTTGGCAGGCACGCATTGACGATCTGCCCGCACCAGCCCGCGAGCCGGTGCGACGGTGGCTCGACGCAGACCGGATGCGCAAGCAGGCCGATGTCGACTCGCGCCGTCGTAACTCCGAACGCCAGACCAAGCGCGTTGATGCGGCTTGGTGGCGGCTTCTTTGACCTGTCTCTGCATGGAGCTGCGAAGCATGGCAACCATTGACCGTCCCAAGCGCCGCGCTATACGTGGCCCCTACAAGCGGCCGATGGCGAGCCCGTTTCGGCGCTTTGCTGTCGCTATGGAACCGATCGGCCACTACCTGCCCGCAGGCAACAACGATGAGCTGGCTGCAACGATCCTCAAGCGCGTGCGCTCCAACCGCAATTGCAGCCAGGCCGGCAGCTACCTGCTCGGCGGGGACGATGGCGCGGTGTACGTGCTGGCCGAGTGCTCCAACACCACGCTGGCCCTGGTGGCTGCGCATAGCGATTGGAACATCTGCCTGTATGGCTCAGGCCCACGGGTCAGCTTCCCGACCATCGAATACATCGTTGACGACCTCGACTTCCATTTCGTTCCACGGGAAACCACGCCATGAAGGTTCTGCATCACACGGCAATGGCCGCCGCGATCCGGCTTGGCCTGTTCATGCTCTACCGGTGGAACGGTGATGGGCGTTGAGCTTTACGACCGCGCGACACTGGTGCCGGCGATCTGCGATCAGCTGGCGCAGGGCGTGCCGATGACGGTGGCCTGCAAAGCCGTGGGCATGAAGGTGCGCACGGTCAACCTGTGGCGTGAGAACGACCCGGAGATCGCGGCGCAGTTCGATGAGGCGCGCGACATGGGGCACGATGTCATCGCCGCTGATGCCCTGGCTATCGCCGACGATGGGCGCCGCGATTACGTCAAGGATGGCGACGGCAAGATAGCGGTCGACCACGACCACATCAGCCGATCCAGGCTGCGCGTGGAAACCCGCCTCAAGCTGCTGGCCAAGTGGGATCCACGCCGCTACGGCGACCGCCAGATCCTCGCCGGCGACAAGGACAATCCGCTATTCCAGCCGGTCACGCACATGAGCGAGGCGCAGCTGCTGGCCATCGCTGCACGCGGGCTCAAGAGCGACGCCACCGATGGCTGATGGTGGCCACAGCCCGCAGGCCGCGGCACGCGAGCTGTTGCGCCGTCAGCGTGCGCGGCAGTCGCTGGTCGAGTACAGCCAGGCGATCAGCATTCCCGGTGCGCCGATCAGCGACGAGCCTGACGAGTGGCTATTCCAGCCGATCGAGTCGGCCGTGGCCGATCACCATCGCGTGATCATGGCGGCTATCGAGAAGTGCATCCGCACCGACTACGGCCGGCTGATGATCTTCGCGCCGCCGGGCTCTGCCAAGAGCACCTACGCCAGCGTGGTCGGCACGACCTGGGCGATGGGCGCGTTCCCCGGCTTGCGTGTGCTGATGACCAGCTACGCCTCGACACCGATCATCCGGCACAGCAAGCGCGCGCGGCAGATCGTGGCCAGTCCCGAGTTCGCCAGCATCTGGCCCACGCGCACCACACTGGTCGGCGGCTCCAATGCCGCGGACGAGTGGGAGCTGACCAACGGATCGGGCATGTTCGCCGCCGGCCTGATGGGCGGCCTGACCTCCAGCCGGTGCGACCTGGGCATCATCGATGATCCGGTGGCCGGTCGCGAGGAAGCGGAAAGCGAGACGATCCGGCGCAAGACGCGCGCGGCCTATGACGATGACTTTCTGACCCGCCTCAAGCCGAAGGCGTCGATTGTGATCATCGTCACCCGCTGGCACCAGGATGATCTGGTGGGCGGCATCCTGCCCGAGGACTACAACGGCGCCAGCGGCCCGATCGCCTGCCGCGACGGCCAGACCTGGGACGTGCTGAGCATTCCGGCGCAGTGCGATCGCGTGGACGATCCGCTTGGCCGCAAGGTCGGTGAATACCTGTGGCCCGAGTGGTTCAGCGAGCGCCACTGGCAGATGTACAAGGCCAAGGCGCGCACCTGGTCGAGCCTGTACCAGCAGCAGCCGGTGCCCGAGGACGGCATCTACTTCAAGCGCGAAGACTTCCTGCGCTACGCGGTCACGCCGGACGGGCACCGCTACTACCTGACTAGCGATCTGGCGACCAAGGAAGACACTGGCGACTTCACCGCACACATCCCGTTTGGTGTCGACAAGGTCGGCGACCTGTGGATCGAGGACGGCTTCAACGAGCAGGTGGAGACCGACAAGGGCATCAACGCTGCGCTGAACCTGATCCGCCAGTACAAGCCGCAGCTCTGGCTCGGCGAGAAAGGACCGATTGAAAGCTCGATCGGCCCGGCGATCAAGACGGCCATGCGCCGCAAGCAACTCTATGCCGCGCGCCAGCTGCTGCCCAGCGTGGGCAACAAGGTGGCCCGCGTGCGTGGCTTCGCGGCCAGGGTCAGCGCCGGCACCGTGCATGTAAAGGCGGGCGCGTTCGGCGATGCACTGATCGACCAGCTGATCGCGTTCCCGGCCGGGCGCTTTGACGACATGGTCGACTGCTGCAGCCTGATCGGCCGCGCGCTCGACGTGCTGATGGATGGCGAGCCCGACCCGCACGACGACGACCCCGAGCCGATCCAGCCCTTCTCCCGCCGTCACATCGAATCGCTGGACCGCGACGATGCGATGGAGCAGCGCCGCAAGAAATCCTATTTCTCCTGAAGGACCGCACATGAGCACCGAAACAATGCAGCCCTTCGATCAGGGCGTCAGCACGGCCAACGCCGAGGCCAACGGCAAGGATGCGAACGCGACGGCGCGCGAAATGGCCGACGTGAAGCGCTGGGCCGAGCGGATCAAGCAGGGCCGCGAGTTCGACAAGAACGCCCGCAAGCGCTACGCGCTCGACCGGCGCTATGCCCGCGGCGACCGCACCTATGCCGAGGTGCGCGTGCCAATCGCACAGAGCTACATCGACGTGATGCGCTCGTTCCTGTACGCCCGCGATCCCGACGTGGACGTGACGCCGTCCGGCCTGACCGACCCGCCGCCGCAGAAGGAGATCATGGCGATGGTGGCCGCCAAGCTCCAAGCCGGGCAGACGCCAGCAGCACCGAGCGCCGGCCTGCCGGCCGCGATTGCGCACCTTCTAGGCACCGTGGGCGGCCAGCCGCCATCGGCTGCCTTGCCGGGCGGGCCAGCACCGGGCGTGCCACCGATGCCGGGCGCCGCACCGGGCCTGCCGGGCGCACCGATGCCCGAGACCCAGCTGCGCACGCCGCCGACCATGACCGGCACCGACGACGACAGCCTGATCCAGCAGAAGGCGGCCGACATCCTCAAGCCGTACCAGCAGCTGCGCGACGACGCCAAGCAGCTGAGCGCGACGCTGGAGCTGGTGGTGGCCAGCCTGTGGAAGAAGGGCAAGCTCAAGGATCACGCCAAGCCTCTGGTGGGTTCGGCGCTGACGGTCGGCCTTGGCTGGCTCAAGGGCGTCTGGCTGGAGCGCATGGGGCGCGACCCGGAGATCCAGCGCCAGATCGATGACCTGCACGAAACGCTGGCGCGCATGGCCAACCTGAAGCGCGAGATCGATGCGGGCGAGGGCGACGACGATGCCAACAAGGCCGAGCTTGAGCAGCAGGCCGCGGCGCTGGAGGGCAAGGTCGAGGTGATGATCGCGCGCGGCTTCGCGATCGACTTCGTCGCCGCCGAGGACATCCAGGTGTCGCCGGACTGCCGTGACATGGCTTCATACCTCGATGCGCCGTGGATTGCGCAGCAGATTTTCATGCCGCTGTGTGAGGCGCAGCAGGATTACCCGGCGCTCAAGGAAAAGCTCAAGTCGGCCACGCCGTACTACCCGCAGAAGCCACGCGACACGACCAAGGAAGGCGAGAGCGGTGCGCAGGCCAGCGATGCCGATGCCAGCGAGGCCGACACCTACCGCCAGGGCGGCGAGATCAACGGCGGAACGATGGCGCAAGGCGAGTGCTACGTGTGTCTGCGCGAGGTGTGGAACCGCGAGGCGTCCAACGTGATCGCGTTCTTCGACGGCACCGACTGCTATGCCAAGGAGCCGTTCAACCCGACCCCGGCGACGACGCGGTTCTATCCGTTCTTCCAGTTCCAGATTGGCGGCGTGGACGGTGAGCGCCATCCGCGCTCGCTGATCACCCGCTCGGAAAGCCTGTTCGATGAGTACGACTCGGTGCGCACCGCGTACCGCAAGCACCGCCGACGCGCGATCCCCAAGACCGGATTCGATGCGACCAACTACTCGAAGGATGAGATCGCCAAGCTGGAAGCTGGCGACACCGGCGAAATGATCGGGCTCAAGCCGATCCGGCCTGGTGAAGACATCAGCAAGGCGCTGGCGCCGATCCAGTACCCGGCGGTCGACATGGCGCTCTACGACACCGCCGCGATCCGTGCCGAGCTCGAAATGATTTGGGGCATCCAGGAGGCGCTGTCGTCCTCGATCCATACCGCCAAGACGCTGGGCGAGGCGGAGATCCAGCAGCAGGGCACGCAGTCGCGGCAGGGCTACATGCGCGACGACCTGGATGCGGTGTTCAGCGATCTGGCGCAGTACACCGCCGAGGTCGCGCTGCAGGTGATGAGCGACGACGATGTCAAGGCGATTGCGGGCCCGTGGTCGCTGTGGCCGTCCGGCATGACGATCGAGGACATCAGCGCGCTGGTGACCGTGTCGATCCACGCCGGCTCCAGCGGCAAGCCCGACACCACCCAGCAGCGCCAGGCATGGACCCAGGTGATGCCGATCATCCAGGGCGCGATCAAGGAGATCGGCCAGCTGCGCGGTTCCTCGCCGGACGAGATCGCCGATTGCATGGAGGCGCTGATTGTCGAGACGATCAACCGCACCGGCGACCGCGTCGATTCCAGCACGTTCCTGCCCGATCCGCCGCGCACGCCACCGCCGCCACCGTTGCCGCCGCCGGCGCCGCCGCTGGAGCTGTCTGCCTTGTCCGGCCCGCAGGTGGCCGCGATGACCGCGGTGCTGGCCGACGTGCGTGCCGGCGTGCTGACCGGCCCCTCGGCGATCGCGCTGCTGGGCGCGGCCTTCCCGCATGTCCCGCTGTCGATGGCGCAGGCGATGGTCAACGGCTCGCTGCCGCAGCCTGGCGATGGCCCGACCAACATCAACGCGCCGCATGGCGTGGCGGCACCGCCAGCCCCACCGCTGTCGGTGCCAGGCCAGCCGGGGCCGCTGCCCGGTGATCCGCCCACGCCGATGGATACCCATCCCTTGCCCGCGATGCCGCACATGGCACCGCTTCCGATGAACCCAGGAGATATGCCGCATGTCAACGCCTGATAGCACGCCCGCCACCGCGCCGGACGCCACCCCGACCGACGCAGCGCCGGCCGAAACCGCGGCACTGGAAACCGCCGCGGCACCAGAAACCGTCGAGCCTACCGTCGACACCCCGGCACCGATGAGCAAGGCCGACATCGATGCCGCTGCCGCAAGCGCGTTCGACACCGGGCTGGAGGCGGCAGTCGATGAGTCGGCGCCCAAGACCGCGGCCGACGTTGCGGCGCAGGCCAAGGCGGCGGAAACGACGGCTGCGGCCACACCTGCCACGCCAGCCGCCCCGGCGGCCAAGGTGCCCGATGCCGACACCGATCAGGCCGTGCGCGATCTGGGCCTGAAAGGCAAGGCGGAGGTTCGCTTCCGCGAAATGGCCGGCACGATCAAGGAGGTGGCTCCGCTGCGCGAGGCGTTCGCCAAGCACGGCATCACCGACCCAGCCAAGGTCGAGGAGCTGGTGCAGAACTCCGCCCGTGCGGTCGAGTGGGAGACCACGGTGCTGGCGTCGACCGCCACCCCGGAGCAGTTCGGCTCGGCGCTCAACGTCATCAAGGCGATGAACTCGGGCGATCCGCGGGTGATGAACATCGCCTTCGACTCGCTGCTCAATGAGGTGAGCGCGCTGGGCAAGAAGCTTGGCCGCGAGGTGCCGGGCCTGATCGATCCACTGGAAGTGCATGACGATCTGCGCGGCGAGGTGGAAAGCGGCGACATCACCCGCAAGCGGGCGCTGGAGATTGCCGCGCAGCGCGCCAGCGCCGCACGCACCGCCGAGGTGAGCACCGAGCAGCAGCAGGCGGCGGCCCACCAGCAGGCGATGAGCGAGGCGATCGGCAACGTGACCGCGCTCAATGACAAGCTGAAGGCGAGCGATCCGGACTTCGCCCGCAAGCTGCCGTTCCTGCAGCCGGCGCTCGACACGATCCGCGCCAACCTGCACCCGTCGCAGTGGGTCGCGGCGATTGAACGCGCCTACCACCAGCTGCCGGCCTTGCCAGTGGCGGCGCCGGTGGTCGCGTCCAAGCCGGCAATCAGTCACATGCCGGTGCGTACCGGCGGCTCCGGCGTGCCGCTGCAGCCCAAGCCGCGCACCGACCTGGAAGCGTTCGACATGGGCTTGCAATCACTGGGCGGCTAAACCCTTGACAGTCTCTCGCGGTGCGGCACTGTGCGGCCGAACACGCGGCACACGCCGCACCGCGAAGCTGATCGCCGGGACCGCTACCCGGTAGCACTGAAAGAGGCGTCGTGCCCCTCGAGCGCGGAGAGAACCGGCCAATCACGGCCTGCCTTTCCCCTTGAGGACACGACCATGCCCATGAATCAGGCCCAGCTTTTGGCGGGCGCCAACTACCAGCTGCAGTCCTACGCGGACAACGATCCGATCGACCAGATCAACACCGACAAGCCGCTTGCGACGTGGCTGATCGCGAACAAGCAGGAAGTCGTTTTCTCGAACGGCATCTTCAACGAGAAGGTGCGGATCTCCAACGACTCGAACTACCAGAACTACACCGGCGACAACCAGGTCACCTATAACCGCAAGGACACCGTGCGGCTGGCGCCCTATCAGCATTACGAGGCGCACGACGGCTTCGCGCTGAACGAGACCGAGCTGGCGAACAACGGCATCGTGATGACCGACGACTCCAGCGCCATGCCCACGGCGCAGGAAAAGTCGCAGATCGTCAACATCCTGAAAGAGAACTACGCCACGCTGAAGCTTGGCATCCAGGAAAACTGGGACAAGGAAATCCACCTTGACGGCACCAGCTCGCCGCTGGCCGTGCCGGGCCTCGACCTGCTGGTAAGCACCACGCCCGCGGTCGGTGTGATCGGTGGCATCGATGCCGCTGCCAACACCTACTGGCGCAACAACGCCAGCCTGGCCATCAGCACGGCAACCGCCGGCACGCTGACCCAGCAGATGGAGCAGCAGTGGCGCGCGTGCACCAAGTTCGGCGGCATGATCCCGGACTTCATCGTGTGCGGCTCGAAGTTCTACGACGCCTACCGCCAGGACTCGCTGCAGACGATCAACCGTCAGCTGGTGATCCCCGGCAAGGGTGGCACCAACGTCGACGGCTCGGTCACCGGTGTGTTCTTCAAGGGCAAGATGGTGGTGTGGGACCCGACCTTCGACAACCTCGATGACCAGCTCGGCGCGATCACCTATCCGTGGGCAAAGCGCTGCTACTTCCTGAACTCCAAGACGCTGATCCTGCGTCCGTTCAAGGGCCGCTGGATGGTGATGCGCAAGCCCGCGCGCATCTACGACCGCTACACGCACTACTTCGGCACCACGGCCGACTACGGCCTGACCATGAAGAAGCGCAACGCCAACTCGGTGCTGTCGATCGCCTGATCCATCGCCATCAGGAGGGCCGGTAACCCCGGCCTTCCTCTTTCGGAGAATGCTGCAATGTCCATGCTCAAAACCATCGCGAATGCTGTATCGATCACCGCCACGGCGATCGGTCCCGGTGTGCGCTGCAATGTCTCGCCTTTCTGCGGCGGCCAGGGCAAGACCGCACTGCTCATCAACAACGCGGCCATCGGTGGCGCTGGCGTCGTGAAGATCCAGGGCAACCCGCTGAGCGGCGCCACCGCGCCGGCCGACGCCGATGCCGGCTGGACCGACATCGCCACGCTCAACGCGACCTCGCCGCTGGAGCAGGAGATCGCCCTGCCATCGTGGATTCGCTACAACATCACGACCCTGGGCACCGGTAGCGTGACGATCGCACTGGAAGGTGTGCAGTGAGCCTCGTCAAGCTGGCCCTGCTCACGGTGCTGATCGACCGCGACGCCACGGTGCGCATCCCCACGACCGTCTACGAGTACGAGCTGCCGGTGCTGGAGGAAATCCACGGCGAGCAGAGCGTGTCGGTGGTCGACAGCCGCGACGTCTCGGTCGACATCACCGCCGCCGATGCTTACGCGCAGCTGATGCGCAAGTACCCGCAGCACACCGAAGCGGTGAAGGTGATCTATCGCAACCCCAAGGCGCTCGCGCGCGAGTCGGGCCTGCCGTATGCGGTGGGCGACGACGAGGCAGCGCGCTTCCAGCAGTCCTCGGTGGTGATTCACGACGCCCCGGCCGATGCCACGGTGGAAGACGATCCGGTGACTGAGCCGGCCGATGCCGGTGCAGCGTTGCGTGCCGATGCCCGTGCCAAGGCGCAGGCCGCGAAGTAAGCGATCAACGCTTGTGGATGCCGATCACGGCCCGGCTTCGGTCGGGCCGTTTTGCTGAGGTATAGGTCACCATGTCATTCACCGCACCCTATGTTTTGGCAGGGGCCTCCGCGGGCACCGTGGGCGCCGCTTACGATTACACCTATGCGGTAAGCCCCGGATCGTTCGGACCGCCGTACACCTTTGCAATCAGCACTGGCGCACTGCCTGCCGGGCTGTCGCTCAATACCGCCACGGGCGAGATCACCGGCACGCCGACCACCGTCGAAGCCCCCGCCTTCACAGTCGATGTCTATTCAAATGCGCAGCCGACTTACATTGGCTACACGAACGACAACATCACGATCGGCGCAGCACCAGCGCTGACCAACTACAACTGCGACTGCGACGACACCTATCCGACGCTGACGTTGGCGGACTTCCGCTCGTACCTGATGATCCGGCTGGGCTATGCCGCGATGCTGGCCGCGCCGCCGCCGGGCATGACCGAGCTGCTGAACGCCTTCATCACCGAGGCGCAGGAGCTGCTGTTCCGCGATTACCCGGTGTTCCGCCTAGAGCGCTGGTTCACATGGAGCATGACCGCCGGCGGGCGCTTCTACGACATCGCCGCCAACGTCGACGCCTGTGCCAAGAAGCTCGACCCGCGCATGGTGACCTGGGTGGGTATCTCGCTGGGTTACAACATCTGGCGCCCGCTGCATTGCGGCATCGACCCGGCGCGCTATTCCTCGCGCCCGCAGTCGATCCCCGACAGCTACGAGATCCGCCAGTGCATCGAGGTCTGGCCAGCGCCTTCGGACGCCAACTGGCTGCTGCGCGTGAAGGGCTACTTCGGCCTGCTGCCATTCGCGGCCGACACCGACGTCAACACCATCGACCCGCAGGCGATCAAGCTGATGGCGCTGGCCAACGCCAAGGCGCACTACGGCCAGCCCGATGCAGGCAACTACATCGCGCTGCTCAAGCAGCTGATCGGCAGCTACACCGCCGGCTCGCACGACACCCGCCGCTACATCCCCGGTCGCAGTGGATTGCTGCCGGCGATCCCGCCGGTGAGGTCCAGCTGATGTATTCGTTCCCGCTGTCGCAGCTCACATCGGGCATAACCCGCCTGCGCGACAAGGGCGGCGCCTCGCCCAATTCGCTGTTCGATCTGCTCAACGGCTACCTCGACGCCTCCAACACGCCGACCAGCCGCGACGGAACCAGCGTCGATGCCAAGCTGCCGGCGGGCACGAAAGGGCTGTGCACGTTCCAGGGCAAGAAGCATGTCTTCGCGCTGGCTGCGGTCAACCCCGGCCGCAGTGATTACGTGGTCGACATCCTGATCCATCCGGATCCTGCCTTCGCCGGCACCCTGAAGGCGGTGCACTTCGCCAAGCCCTTTCTCGGCTACCTGTACGTGGCGGCCGAGTTCAGCGATGGGCAGGTGTTCCACTACTGGCTGCAGGCCAAGGCGGTCTGGCAGGCCGGCACGTTCTATAAGAACGGCGACGCGGTGCGACCGACCACGGCCAACGGCTTCATCTACACGCCAAGCACCAAGGCCAACCCGCCGGC